AAACGTTACTTATGAGCGTGCATCAACTTTAGTAACAGTAACTAAAGCATCCCACGGACTCAATACCGGTGATGTTGTGGGTATTCATTTTAATACGGCTAGTAATGTAGCAGCAACGGACGGTAATTACTCTATTACTAAACTCACCGCAAATACATTTTCGTTAACTGACATTAACAGTGGAACTGTAGCTAATACGGCAACAGCAGTTTATGTTACCGGCGCAAATCGCTGGTTAATGACGTATGAAAATGACTCCACAGATACGTTTAGTAATGCACCTGTTATTCCAGGCGAAGGCGTTTTAGCAACTAATGGAATATACGCGTTTATGACTAATGTAGGCGCATCACAGATATATTATGGCTAAGAAGACTCCATCCCTTGCAATAGGTCGTGGTGAAAAACTACCAGTCTCGAAAGGGGCTGGTCTTACAGCTAAAGGTCGCGCCAAGTATAACAAGGCTACAGGGTCTAATCTAAAGGCTCCACAGCCTGAAGGTGGCCCACGCAAAAAATCATTTTGCGCTCGTATGTCTGGTATGCCTGGTCCTATGAAAGATGAAAATGGTAAGCCTACTCGTAAGGCTGCCTCTTTAAAAAGATGGAAGTGCTAAATGAGTGAAGAAGTGGTCAGAGAATTAGCAACTCACGCTAGCGACATCAAGCATCTACAGGATGATATGGATAAGCTTGTTAAAGACATGGAAGAAATTAAAAAGTCTTTAGCTGAAATTAACAAGACTCTTTCCGAAGCCAAAGGTGGCTGGAAAACCTTAATGGCTATAGGTGGTTTGGTTAGTTTTATAACAGGTGTTGCCGGTTTTATTGCCGGTTATTGGGGGCAAAAATAATGCCAAGCACAAGTAAAAAACAACACGGGTTTATGGCTGCTATAGCTAACAACCCTAAATTTGCCAAGAAAGTTGGCGTATCTAAATCCGTAGGAGCAGAGTTTATGAAAGCAGATAAAGGTCGTAAATTTGGGGCAGGTGGCGCTTTAAAACAAACTGATGCTGAGAGCAATCCAGGCTTGGCTAAACTACCAACAGAAGTGAGGAATAAAATGGGCTATATGAAAAAAGGCGGCGACGTGAAACATTCAGACGTTAAGATGGACAAGAAGGTTGTTAAGAAAGCTGTTGGCATGCATGAGAAACAGTTACATGGCGACAAAAAATCTAACCTATCTAAACTTGCCAAAGGCGGCGGTATTGAAATACGCGGTAAAACCAAAGGCAAGATGGTTACTATGAAAAAAGGCGGGAGCTGTTAATCATGGCTGATAAGTTACCTCAAGACCTAACAGATGACATTGCTAAGCAAGAGAACACCGAAGACCGCGCTGCGGTTGAAAAGTATGTTGTTGAGCCTGTTAAGAAGTTAGGTAAACGTATTTATGAAAATGTCATGGGTACAGAGGAGCAAAATAAAGCAGCTCAAGAACGCATGGATAAAGCTAAAGGTAGGAAAGCTGGTGGTGTAATTCGTTCTTCAGCTTCTAAACGTGCAGACGGATGTGCTGTTAAGGGTAAAACACGTGGGAGAATTGTATGAAAAAACGATATAACGACGGCGGGCTTCCTGATTACGAGCGCAAACCGGACGACGAAGACAAAGCTATACAGGGTTCTGCTGTAGCTAGATTTAAGCTCGATAGGGGCATGGACCCTAACAAGAGCGTTGAAGACGAAGCTAAAGAAAAAGCTATTTACGACAAGCCGTTGGCTAAAGCGTCTTTTAAAGAAGCATTTGCTGAAGCCCGTTCTGCTGGCGACAAGACATTTGAGTACATGGGTAAGAAGTACACAACTGAGACGGCTTCTGAAAAACCTAAAGCTGCTACAAAAGCAGAGCCTAAGTTTAGTCCTAGCAGCGCATTAAATATAAAAGCACCTACTACAACTAGAGGTAAAGAGCTTCTAGATACCTATGTACCATCAAAGAAACCAGAAATGTCTAAAGCAGATAGAATTAAAGCAGCTTCTGGCGGTGGTAAGTACGTACGAGGCGCTACCCCTATGAAGTCTGGTGGTTCAGTTTCTTCTGCTTCTAAACGTGCTGATGGTTGTGCTGTTAAAGGTAAGACTAAAGGGCGGATTATTTAATCATGGACCAACTAGACTTGTTTTCAGACCTTCCAGAACCTACTGCTAAAGATAAAGAAAAAGCGGCTAAGGAAAAGGCCGAGCGCAAGGCTCTTAAAGAAGAAGCCGAAGCTAAAAAAGCTGAAGATACTAAAAAGTCTAATCTAAAACAGCACCCAATGATTTCTCCTGGTGACAACGTATTCAAAGGCGCTACAGCTAAAGATTACACGCCACAAGAGACAGCTATTGCCCGTAAAGCTGAAAACGCTGAGTACGCCGATAAACGTGTTAAACCAAGCCCTATAGTTGTTGAGGCTGAGTTAGCTAAAATGAAAGAAATAACCGCACCTAAATCTAAGTCTAGTGGTGGCGGCGGTGGCGGTGGTTCAGGTATGCCAAAAACTGGTTTGAATAAAAAACCAGAGTTTAAAGCAGGCGGTAAAGTATCTAGTGCTTCTAAACGTGCAGATGGCATAGCCATTCGCGGAAAAACAAAGGCTTAATATGAGACCAAGTCGTGGTATGGGTGACATAAACCCAAAGAAGATGCCTGGCGCTAAAACTAAAGCCAGACGTGACGATACTGACTTTACAGAATATAAAGAAGGCGGCTCTGTTAAGATGGCTGGCGGTGGTCTTTATGCCAATATCGCAGCCAAGAAAGCTCGTATCAAGGCGGGTTCAGGTGAGAAGATGCATAGCGCTGGTTCTAAAGGTGCTCCTAAGAAAAGCGATTTTGCTAATGCAGCCAAGACCGCATCGTACGCTGAAGGTGGTAAGACTAAATCTACAGTAAATGCTGCTGGTAACTACACAAAGCCTAGTTTACGTAAGCGTATATTTAATAGTGTTAAAGCCGCAGCTATTGTTGGTACTGGCGCTGGTCAGTGGTCAGCCCGTAAGGCACAAGTAATGGCTAAGAGATACAAAGCAGCTGGTGGTGGATACAAGTGACAACTTGGTCAGCCAAACGCAAGAAGTCAATAGACTGTGATAACCCAAAAGGTTTCTCAGAAAAGGCTCATTGTGCTGGTAAAAAGAAAATGGCTGGTGGTGGTTTAGCTAAATCACAGCAATCATTAAAAGACTGGGGTAACCAGAAATGGACCACTAAATCCGGCAAGAAATCGTCTGAGACAGGTGAGAGATACTTACCAGCAAAGGCAATTAAGGCTTTATCACCGGCAGAATATGCGGCAACAACAAAAGCAAAACGAGCTGGAAAAGCGGCTGGAAAACAATTTGTAGCCCAGCCCAAAGGTATAGCAAAGAAAACAGCAGGATATAGATAATGACCGTTATCACGTTATATCCTATTACAGGAGTAATGTTGGGTATAGAGTTACAGAGATTTGAAGAATGCAATGTTTTAGTTATAGATTTATTAATCTTAAGAATAATGATTGAACGGGATTCAGAATGAGTACATCCGGAACCAGCGTATTTAATTTAGACCTAAACAATATTGTCGAAGAAGCCTTCGAGCGTTGTGGTCTTGAGTCACGCACGGGTTATGACTTAAAAACCGCTAGACGTTCTATGAATTTGATGGCGATTGAGTGGGCAAACCGAGGTATTAATCTTTGGACAGTAGACCAACAGACTATTGTTATGAATACTGGGCAGCCTATCTACCCGTTGCCTGTTGATACTATTGATATTCTTGATGCGGTAATTCGTACACAAAGCGGAAGCACATCAAACCAAATAGATATTAATATCAGCCGTATTGCGGAGCCGACTTACCTGTCGATTCCTAATAAACTAACTACTGGACGTCCAATCCAGATGTATGTCAATCGTCAAACAGGGATGGAAAATGCTACATCTGTTACTCTTAACGGCACTATTACTAGTACCGATACTACTATCACTCTTAGCTCTACGGGAAATCTTGCCTCTGTAGGTTTTATTAAGATTGATAACGAAACTATTAGTTATTCAAATGTAAACCCAACTACAAATCAGCTAGTTAACTGCTACCGTGGG